AACGCTTCCGCAACGTCCTCTGGCAAACCTAAGGTCAAGGTGTACTTGCCCGTAGACTGTCCCTGCCAGCTATCGTGCTCCCGCAGTGATTGAAAGGCCACTGTACCTTCAGCAATGTATTTATTGTTCATACAAACTCCATTAGTAGTTATCTTCAAAGTCATAGTCCTGTTGGACATACTTAATTATACCATCTACAGCCGAATAGTCAACCTCCTTTTCATCAAATAATTGTATTGTTTCAATGTCCGTCACCATGCCGTCCATCTCCATTAAAGCCTCAACGGATGCTACAAGGCAAGAGCTGCACAGGTCAGAGTAGTCTCGCGTGTTAGCGTCCTTGCGCTTCATCTCAGTTTCCGTCATGACGTTATTACAGGCTCTGCATCTGCTCATGTTTATTTCTTCCCCGTCACGTACCAAAAGCGTTCTTCGTACATATTGGACAATGCGCTTGGGGACATAGTTTCATATTTTTCTTGCAGGAAGTCTCTTAGCATTGAGTGTGCTTCGGACAACCTCAGGCAGTGTAGTTCATCATAAGCCAGCTCTAAAGCCATTTTCTTCATGTGTTCGTTTGTCACATAACCCTCCATTGAATCTGTTACGTCTAGTTCATCACCCATTATGTTATACCCTGTTAGTTAAACAAGACCAACTATAACTGATTGGCTCGTGGTTTACAAGCAGTTGGTCAATCTTTTCTGCAATTACTCTGCACTCGTACTGTGCGTCCTCTGATAGCCTCTGGGACACTATACGGGCAAAGGCTGCCAGAGACCCAGTCCAGTACCACTCAGTCATCATGGACTGTGGCAAGACCATACGGGCTTGCTCAGGGGCTACCCCAGAGGCCAGCATGTTGTTGTAGATGGTCTCACAGCGTGTCATCAAGTCCCAGTATTTCTCGTCGAACCTTTCTTCGTCTCTGCCTTCAAATGTTTCATTAAGTGAACCTTGTTTCTTATCTGGAGCACGTTTACGCCATGCCTCTGGTGCGTGAAACTCAGGCGTAAAGTCTACGTAGCGTCTTGAAACCTCATTCCAAACCAAACCCACTTGATGCTTCACAAGCTGCCTAGCGACGAACACAGGCGCTTTGATACGCAACTGAACCTGTACGTGTGCAAAGGGTGTCCAGTGCTTGTGCTTTGCTAAGTACCTAATCAGCTTTTTGTCTCTGCTTCCGAACTCCTCAGACTCAACGGCAAAGGAAACCCGCGCCGCATTGGCTACTGTCAGGTCTGAACCCATAATATCTAATATTTCCACTTTCATAGGTCGAATATTGCTCCAGTAATTTCAAAGTTTACGATAAAAAGTATCATTGCAAGACACAATACAGAAATAAAAACACAGAATATATTGTCTATTTCCTGCTCTGATACGTTGCCCTCTAGGATGTCATCATACACTGAGATAAACCACCTGTAAAGCCTCTTAAAGATGTTCATAGGTTTACGCCCTCCTCTTTTATGGTTAACCCAACTGCTACCTCACCGTCAGGCCAGTTCATATAGGCTGATATGAGGTTTTCTCTTAGATTGGTCAAGATGGTCAATTGATCCTCAAACTCTAGTTCATAGTCCCTATACAAGCCTATAAACGCTAAAACATTCTTTTCTTTTTTGGTTACTACCTTATCCACTATAGTGTAGTCCCAGTGATAGACCTCTAAATAATAATCACAATGCTCTTTTTCAATAATCATAATATTTACCCTCTTGAACTATAAAAACCATTTCATCGTATTCGCTTGCCGTTAGGTCGTAATGATCCTTAGGCTTGCCGTTTATGGTGATGTTACCAAACAGATAGGACTCATGTAAACAGCTTTCTGGTTCATAGGGTTGATAGTCTTCAAGATTGAATCGTATCTCGTCCCCATCGTGCATAGTCCAATAATCATGGTCAGTGAATAAACGCGCATGGTTCATTGTTTAAAAACTCCTCTAATTGTTTGTGATCGTCTAACAGCATACCGTACCCTGAGACAATCACGAGTGCATGTCTGTCTAAATCGTAAAGCATACCCTCAAGAAAGGCAATAGCCTCTGTCTGCTGGGTTAGTAGAAAGGTGCGGCCCTCAATCGTTATCATATAGACAGGCCCTCTGGTAGCTGTTTAGGATGTCCATACAGTCCTTTAGGGTCGCTATTATATACTTGCTAGTATCAGGATCAGCGTGAAGCTGTTGAAGGACACCATAGGCTTCTAAAAGCTGGTAGCGAGTAGGTTTGATAGGTTTAGATTTACTCATCGTCCCATAACTCCATAGCCTCTTTTTCATAGCGTTCAGCCACCTTGCGCTGCCTAGCTATAGACCTGCTTTCACTAGTCAAAGCCCGATAAAAGACATAAACAAACAGTATTACAATAATTTCCATACTCATTCCCTTGTTATACATTACCCGTACCGAAGTCCCTACCTAAGGCTACCTAAAGTATCCTTTAGAGTATTCTATAAAGTAATATCTAAAAGCTGCTTTAGGATACCATAGGTACAGTTTAACCGCTACCTGAAAACCTGTCAAGCATTATTTTAGATTGTCTCCACTGTCAATTCTGTCTCAATCCAGACTTTAGCGCCACAGGCCAGAGGCTTGTCTGGACTATACACAAGCTTTGCAACAATCGTGCCAGAGTCGTCTCTAATTATGGCAGTGTTACACTTGCGGTTGTTCTTGTAGTCCTTCACGGTAAGCACTGGCAGGTTTGCGCCCTTGCTGTTCGCTCTGATATTGTGCTGGTTCACATGCAATAAAGTTTTCATTGTGTTGTCTCCTGTTCATCTGGTACGCTAAAACAGACAGATACTCGCGTACCGTGTAGGTCTACGTTCAGCTCACTATAGTTGTGCTCTACGTTTGCAGGACATTGGCGCAACCAGTCGCCGAAAGCACTGTCTAAGTATAGGTTTTCTTTGTTCATGTTATGCCACCTCTTTTAGATTGATTAATTTTAACATTGTCTTGCCGTGTGCTGGGTATGCTATCACAGGAACCGCTTTGTTCCAACATGCGCGACAACGGTCACACTTGCCGCCTCTGGTACTGGCTTTGCAAACCGTTAGACTACCATTGCCAGAGTCTAAACTGGACACAATCGTGCTTGTGTTGCGTCCTGCTACCACTTCACCTGTCACACTGTCGGACGAATAACGCACGACAACATTAGGCAATGCTTCCATCTCAGCAAAGACGCCATGAAACTTGACAAACTTGTGCATCCGTGTGGGCAACCAGTGCTTGACCCATGGCGTGGCTTGCATCACCGCAAGGATCTTCTCAGCTAGTTTTAGACTGTACACATCGCCACTGTCAAACCATCTAAAGTATCTATCGTTGTCTAGTTCCGCCATCATATCAGCGACCCAATCAGCACGTTTCCAGTCCTTCTGATTAGACTCGCGTGGCTGTTTGACATTGGGGAAGCGATAGTTGCCAGTAGTCGCGTAGCAACCCTTGCATGCGTCTACCAGTTTGCCGTTAGTCCCTATGCTACCCGCGCACGTTGTGAGTGCCTGTAGCGACCATGATCTGCAAGGCATTTTGCCAGCCTTTGATAGTCTGATTGTCATGTTGTGGAGTCCTTGTGTTGTGTGTGTACCCAGACGCCCATAATAGGCGTTTCGCTTGAATCTCACAAGCTCATCAGTGGGTTATACTCGCATTTCTGCTTCAATTTCTGCCTCGAATTCTGCCTGATGTGCTTGCCGAAGTGCGGCGCGTGCCGCTTCAGCTTTAATTCTCAGGTCTTCTACTTTATCCTCTGTAAAGAAGCTTAGGCCATCTCCCTCGATCCCGAACTCATCGAACAGGGCGCGCACTGCAACGCCTTGTCTGTATGCATGTCGGTAGTAATCGCCTGTACCGTCTCCTGCGCTCATGCTTCCAAGTGTATCGTATAATCTAGCGTCTGCTAAAAGCTCATTGATTCGCTTTGCTGCTTTCTTTGTGATTGTAGCCATGTGTGTTGTCCTTTTGTGTTGTGAATTGTGAAGATACTACAGCAAAGCCCACAGCGTCAACTATGGGCAGTGCTGTGGCATCTTAGCTCGCTAGTGCTTCCTCTACTTCTTCCATTATTTCGTCCATCAATGCGTCCCTTCTGTCACACTCAGCTTTAAAAAACCGTGCTACCTGTGTCCCTACTTCAACGCCGTATGCGTCCAAGCATAACAGTCCTTTAAGCTGTCTCAGTTGTGCGTCTGTATACTGTGGAAGGTCTCGGATTATCTGAAGGCTTATTTGCTGCATCTTGTGTCACTCCTTATGCTGTATGTTTGTACAGTGTTTTGCACTGCTGTTTGCGTTGTTGTTGAGCCTATTATATCGCCAATGGATCAAGTGTAAATAGGATTGCAACATTTATTTTAACTATATGTTTAGACATAAATAAGACCAATAGTAGTCTGTAGGTCTTCCAATGGTTGCCAATCTGTGATAGGTGGACATGGGCCGCTATAGGCTCCCCACTAGACCCACACCCTTAGCAATAAGTGTGCCAATGTTACCAATGGTATACTTCTTGCACGCTATGCAAGACCCATGCCAACTCTGGGCCATGCAATAAGTGTGCCAATAGTTATCCACAGGTTATCCACAGGCTACCCCTAGCAACTATCATGCCAACTCTGGGCCCTGCAAGATCCGTGCCAACTTTAGGCAAGCAAGAAGTGTGCCAATAGTTTCCAATGGGGTTGCTTTTAGGGGCGGGGGAGGGGGGCAGCCATTGGTTATTATTAGTAGTACCACCTTAGGCACTAAAAAGGGCCATTTTGAACACTAAAGTGCACCAAAAAGAAGCAATTTAGTACACTAATAGGCACTAATTATTGTGTAATTCTGTAGATCAACTTCTTGAATCTCATAGATTTTGTGAATGGTTGACTAAATGGTCAAATGGTGGGCTAATGGAAGACACAACAAGCATCGCACAGGTGCGGCTTAAGACAAATAGTTAGGGTTTCTACTAGAAAGTTCTTGACTTTTAACTAAAAATGTGCTATAATATACAGGTATACTAAGGAAGCATAAAGAGATTACTTTTAAGAAATTAATTAAAGTAATATTCTAAAGCTGCCTTAGGTATCCTAAAGTATCTCATAGCAATACTAGGAGGCAATACTTTTGCTTGAAGAAATACCCAAAAGAAAACGGGGTAGACCTAAGAAAGTCCTTGTTGAGTCTAACAAGAAGGGTGGTAGAAATGCCGTAGGTAGACCCAAAGGTGACGCTGCTATCATTAACGAGTACAAAGCTCGTATGTTAGCCTCCCCTAAGTCACAAAAAGTGTTGGACAGTATCATGAATGCTGCTTTGGACGATGACCATAAGCATCAAGCAGCAGCATGGAAGTTAATGATGGACAGGATGTTACCCGTAAGCTACTTTGAGAAGGATAAGCTTAATGGAGGTAGGTCTTCCATATCCATCAACATAACGGGATTAGGTTCCGAGACAACTATTACTGATAATCCTGAAGTTATGGAAGGGGAATACACAGAATATGAGTAAAGAGTTTAAGTATTTTACTTATGAAGAGTTTGTCTGTCAAGAGACAGGTAAAAATGAAATGTCCATAGCTTTTATTCATCGTTTGGATGAACTAAGAGAAAAGTGTGGTTTCCCCTTTACTATCACCAGTGGCTATAGAGATAGGACTCACAGTGTGGAAGCTAAGAAAAAGACTGTGGGTCAGCATGTCTTAGGTGTGGCTGCTGATATAGCTGTAAAGGACGGTAATCAAAAGCATGTACTTATTAAACATGCTATGGAGATGGGCTTTAAGGGCGTAGGGGTTGCTAAAACATTTATTCATGTTGATGACAGAAGGGGTGTCCCTGTGGTTTGGTCTTATAGTGTCTGAACTAAATATTAACTTACTGCCGTGGCAGCAGGAGGTCTGGGAAGACCCCACACGCTTTAAGATTGTAGCTGCGGGTAGACGTACAGGTAAGTCCAGACTTGCAGCATGGTTATTGATTGTTAATGCCTTACAGACTGACAGAGGTACTGTCTTTTATGTTGCCCCTACGCAGGGTCAGGCCAGAGACATTATGTGGGAAACCCTAATGAGCTTAGGGCAACCCGTCATAGCGTCCAGTCACATTAACAATTTACAAATAAAATTAGTAAACGGTGCTATGATCTCCCTGAAGGGTGGGGACAGACCTGAAACTATGCGTGGTGTGTCTTTAAGGTACTTAGTCTTGGACGAGTACGCAGACATTAAGCCTGACGTATGGGAACAGATCCTAAGACCAGCCCTAGCTGACCAAAAGGGCCATGCGTTGTTCATTGGAACCCCTATGGGGCGTAACCACTTCTATGACTTGTATCAGTA